TATCTGCTGCGGATGTTAATTCTGTTAAGTCGGTTACCTTAGTAGTACTCATTAATAGTTCTCCGTAACAATATAATCTGGTGTTGCTGCATTAGAAGCTTCTCTAATTATATATGCTCTACCACCTTGCTCTAATTCTATTTCAGCTGCTACAGTTGAAGATGGGTCAAAATCTCTTTCCCATTGCCTACGATTTATATAAGCAGCTCTAGCTTTAAATTGTCTCCAATGTACTTGTCTCATAATCTAAATAACATTTTTCTTCTACCAATGTTTTGTCTAGACTTAAGGTCTTTAAGTTGGTCTATAAACTCTTGACCTATAGTAGAAAAACTACGAATAACTTTAGCATCTTTTCTTGGTGCTATGTTACCTGATTGTGTTTTATAAGAACCAGATGATACTTTAGATTGACTGTCTTTAGGTGTTGCAGTCATTACATGAGTTTCTTTGTAAACAGTAGTAGGTGTTTTACGACCTTCACTAACTGCTTTTAGTTGGCTGCCTCCGTATGTAGGAGCTTTACCACCAGATTTAACTGGAGATATATCTTCATCATCAGCCATCATATCTTCTAGCATCATCATTAAATTATCTATTTCAGATTCTCTTTCTTCGTAATGTCCAAAATTAAGAGCGTTCATGGCACAGTACTCTTCGTAGCTGCCATCATCTTCAGTATAAGTTTGCTCTAAAATTCTAGCCCAAATATCTTGTAGTTTTCTTTTGAATCTTTCTAATTCAAGACTGCTTGTAGTATCTTGAAATAAATCTAAATCATGCATAACTCCTACCTTTTGTTCCGTGTCTTTTGTTTTCACGCAAATTCCACTTATGTGTATCTGCATGGTATGTAGAGTAGTCTAAACCATATTGTATGTTAGTGCAAAAAGTTAATGCATACTCTGCTGGTTCTTTACATTCAGGACATTCTTGAGTTTCTTTTCTATTGTTGTACGAAACTAAGTGGTCCGAAGCATGACCATTTTTACATCTGTATTCGTATATAGGCATAGTAGTTAGTATAACACCCTCCGAAGAGGGTGCTATAAATATTAAGATGCTGCTACTTTAAACGCAACACCAGCGTAGTCTCTAAGCTCGCCTACACCGTAGATAGTATCTGCAGTAAATAGGTCACCTAAGTACTCTTGCTTGTACTGAGTTTGAGTACGAACACCCATTTGCTCGATTAAGCAAAGAGCATCACGATGCAACATAACACCAACTCTGTTAGCGTTAGTATCAGCTGAAGGACAGTTAGATGTTACATATACATCAATACCGTAGATTTGACCAATCTTACCAGTCTTGATTGCATCACCATTACCGATAAACTGTTGCTCAGTAAATCTATTGATAGCTAGCAAGTCGTTAGCTGCAATAGGTGGAATTACTAGAGAACGATTGTCCATAGGAACATCGTTGTTATCTAGAGTAAGAATCATCTTACGGATACCTGCATCAGTAATATCAGCAGCAGCACCTGAAGCCCATGTAGTACCAGCACCAGTAAGAACAGTACCACCGTTCAATGCAGTTGTAAGACCAAATAAGTCATCATCAACTTGTTGTGCAAGAGCATAACCAGCATCGTCAGTATAGAATTTTCTCATTGAAGCTAGAGACTGAACTTCAGCAATATCTTCAATTAATTTTGAATATTCGTAATGCTTGTTGATTGTAATTGTAACTTTACTATTTGTGTTATCTTGTAAAGTTACTTGTGTATTAGCTGCTTTAGCCGCTGCTGAATCACGAGAAGGAACAGGAATATACACAGTATCTCCCTTTTTACCTTTGTGAGACATCTTAGTTACTAAGTTAGCTAGTACTAGATTTTGTTTATAAGAGCCAATAACTTCATCCGACCAAAGTTCAGGAATAAAATTATTCGCAATAGCTGTTGTGACTGTAGAGCCACCTGCAAAAGAGTTTGCCATTTTATTCTCCTATAGAATATTATCTAACACGACCCTCAGCATACGCTTGCATAATCTCATCAGAGTTTGCAGCATAATATTCAGGGTCTCTTCTTTGTAGTTCAATTAAATCTGACCTACGATATATTTTTTTACCTCCAACAGAATCTCCACTTGAACGAGTTTCGGAGCTAGTTTGTAGAAGTTCCTTGTCCCTAGTCTTTTGTTGTTTCTTTTTTACTTCATTTGTCTTATCAATCATAGAAAGTGTTTTCCATGTATCAAATAACTCAGAAGCAGAATCAACATCATAGTTATCATTGGCTCTTCTGAAAAGCTCTGTACGAACAGGACTACCCTGTACCCAATCTAAAAACTTATTATCCTGTATAGTTTCACGAAACTCAGGATGTTTAGCTTCTAGCTGAGCTATGCTTGATTGCTGTGCAGCTTTCATATTAGCTTCTTTAGCAGCTAGTATTTCAGGATGCGAAGCAACTATTTTTGCTATAGCTTCTTTAGGATTATCATACAATAACTCTTGAAAGTCTTCTTCTATTTCAGGTTCTGTATTCGTAGTTTGCTGTTGCATCGATGCTTGTTGCAATTCAAGTAATTGTTGAATCATCTTTCGTTGTTCGCCAACTTCTTGACCTTGTTCACTCAGCTTACGCTGTGCGTTTTGGTGCATTGTAATAACATCTTCTAGTGTTTTGCCAGCATACTTCTCAGGCACTTCATAAGATTGCTCCTCAGCTTCAGGAGTTTCTTCTGCTTCTTCAGCCGCAACGACTTCTTCCGCAGGAAGTTCTTGATTTTCTGTTATTGGCTCTACTGCCGCTTCAGTTTCTTCTACTATAATACTCATTGTCTTGGTCTCCGCCCATATTGGGTTATGAAGTTAAAATATCATGGAGCTGTTTCCAGTTGTTCCATGGTTGTTCTAGTTACATTTTCTAAATTAATAATATAATTTAAAACTTGTAACTTACCTTTGGCTTCCCAAAGGCCTTTCTCATCTCTAATACCATCAATATCATTGATACTATCAGATATGTTCTTTAATTCATTTACAACATCACGCCATCCGTCATGTTCAAATAAATCTAATCTTGTTTCTAGTATTTCTAAATCTGTCATTGAATATACTTATCTACTATATCTATCTTTTTAGCTTCTGCTCTAGCTTTAGCCATGTTAAGAGCAGTTTCTGATTTAAGATGCTCCATCTCAGGAATATTTCTTACATTCTCAGAGTTCTTACGCTCAATATCTGCTTTAATATTTTCCATATCTAATACAGATTTCTGCAATTTAAGTAATTTATCTTGTTGCTGCATAGCATCTGGTACTTTACTTTCTGCATCTGATTGATATTTAACAGCTCTAGCATTATTTTCAGCAGCTTCAGAAAGTAACTTGTTAATCTCAGCTTCTGTCATACGCATTTGCATTTCTTGTCCAATAGCTTGTAGTTCTTGCTGCTGTGGATTAGGCTGCATTGCTTGTATTAGTCCGTTTACTATCTGGTCTCTGTTATGAATACTAGAGTTTTGGAATAATGAAACTAGAATTGTATTAAACGCAGGATTATCTGCAGGAATACTTTGCATTAGTGAAACCATTTGCTGCATTTCTAGTTCTTTAGCCATAATTCCCATAGTTGAATATGGAATAAACTTGTAATCTGCAACAGGATAACGCTCAAAATCAAATTGAATCTTTCTATGTAGTGATTTATTAATCATTGGAATTAAGAAAGTATTCTGGAAATTCATTAATGTACGCTTTTGTCGTTTGATAGCGGCTGACTGTGCCATAGACATACCAGAAGATGTAGCTCTGTCCGCAGCTTGTACATCTGCAGCACCAGTACCCATCTGAATCATAGCTTGTAATGAGGAGACCTGGTTAAATGTGTTAGCATCTGTGGTTCCCATATCTAGAGGCATGATTGCATCTCGTGGCGAGCCATTCGTTAGTAAAGTTTTTCCAGGTCTTACCTCAAACTTAGAACCTCTTGGTAATCTGGTAGCATCTGCTGCCATCATTGGCGTAGTTGTTAGTGCTAATGAGTCAATTCTTGCTCTCATTTCAGCATCTAACGCTTTTTGTGGGTTGTATCCCTTCTCACACACGCCTCTGCCCCAGAATTTATTAGGAACAATGTCATGTTGGTAGGAAATAAAAGGTCTGTCTTTCATCATAAAAGCATTTTCTTCTGCTCTTAGAATGTATGAGTCATTAACAATAGTAACGACAGCCTCAACCATAGTATCTTTTACATCATATTCAAAATCATCCTTGTTTGCATTCTTTTTAAGGAATCTTTTAGGAACTTTACCCCAGTATTCTGTAATCTTAACGCTATCACCTTCATCAGCTTGGCTAGTTTCAGGGTCATATCCAAAATCAACAGTATCATAAGCACCATCTAGTGGTACATCTCTATACATTCCAGACTCAATACCCTCTACAACATGGTATCTAGGCTTAATTACCTCATGTGCAACACCTAAAGCTTCATTAATGGAGTTAGCAGAAGGGTCTATTAAGAACTCTTTGGGGGAAATGGGTTCAATTCTTACATCTATCACAGGTCTTTCGACTAATTGACGATTAGTTGCCATAGTCCCTTCTACTGGAACCTCCACAGGTGAACGCTCTATGTTTTGTTCTACAACAATCTTTCCAATACCAGTACCATATATAGCACCGTTTAAGAAAATTTCTGATATTGCATCTTTACAACCTGTTTTTTCTAGGTCTTCTTGCAATAAATTACGTACATATTCAGCATCTTGTGGATTCTGGTCCAACATATCATCTTTAATGTCAAACCATTTACCACGACCAAATGTAGCTTCTTCTAATTCTGCAACAGTAGCTTCTACTGCTTGTTGTAATGCGGGAGATATGATTCTAGACTTTTCAGATTGTCTAGTTCTATCTTCTTGCAGCCATATTCCACGCCATAATCTGTAGTATTCATCCCATTTATCAACATAATTAGTATCTCTCCAGGTTCTCCAACCTTCTAGACGATACATTAGCCATGATGTTAATGCTTGGTATTTATTTTCTTCGTTCATTACTCTTTAATTCCAAAAAAGTCTTTAACACTATTTAAAAGTTCTGGCAAATAATTTTTTCTTTTCTCTTTTCGCCAATTAGATTCCATTTTTTGTATATCTTTATCTGCATAATACATATCCATTACATTATCAGCTTTAATTCGCGTATTAACAAAGTCTACAAAAGGTTTTGGTAAGTTTGAAATAAATTCTTCTACTTCTTCTTCTGAAGCGTTATCCATTTTATTTTCTAAGACTTTTTTAGTTAAAGGATATGCAACTTCTTTTAATAAAGAACCTTCATTAAACATTGCTAATAAATCTTCTACTGATAAATCGTTGTAATTAATATTTTTAAAATTACCCTCTTTATCTCTTTCGCCTGATAAGTTTCTTTGTTGTGCCATAATAATACTTATAGTAAGTTAAGCGTAATATAACATAAAATTTTATTAGTAACCTGCTATTTCGTCAACAGGTTCCCATTCATCATCATAATCTATAGAAAAAGCAAAATCTGCTATAGCTACTTGATCGATATAAGCAAGTGCATCAAGCATATCATCATGTGATAAGTGATTAGGAAAGTCTAACATCTGAGAAATAAAAGGTTTCCACTCTTTATCTTCATTAAATGTTATCTGACCATGCTCCATCCTGCCTTGTAACGCCCATGTTATACGCTCAGTCTTCTTTTTGCCGCCATGTCTTAACTCATCTAGGTGGACAAAGCTGTCGTTACTACGCATTTCGTCTTGCAGATAAGGCAATATAGCATTTCTTAGTGAACCAGTCTCAATACCTACAGTAGTAGCTTCATAAAACATAGCAGCTTCTAGTATCTTTCTTGCTGTTTCTTTAATAGACCACCTACCATGTTTAATATCAGCAACCCACCACTCATCAGCATTAGTCTTAACAATAGCAATAGCCGTCTCATCCAGCTTAGAACCCTTTAAACCTCGTTCTTTTTCAACAGATTCAAACCCAGCAGGGTCAACAGCAATAATAAAGTTGCCCTCTTCAGGCTCTTCACCTACCTTAAACCAATCTTCTTTAAAGATTCCACCAGTAAATGTTTCAAACGATGCTTCAAACTCTTGACGAAACGCCATAGAAGACATACTTTTTCTTGCAGCTTCAATTTCCTCGTCATCAATATATGGATTATCTGTTGAATTGAAGGAGAATGTTTCCCAGTCATCTTCTTTCTTTGCCTCATTATAAAGTTCATAAAAATGATTCTTACCTGCAGGTGTACCAATAAACAATGCACCGCCTTTAACATCGGCAAGAGTCGGTCTAATAATCTGTTCCCACACATTAGGTTTCATAGAAGCATACTCATCTAGTACAACATAAGCAAGACCAACACCACGAAGAGTATCTGGTCTATCAGAACCTTTTAGGAATATCTTTCTTCCGTTTACAAGGGTGAGGCGGGCGGTGTTTTCGTAGGCATCAATAATAATGTCTTGTCCCAGCTCTTTTAACATAGACCACATAATATCTTTAGCTTGCTGGAATGTAGGACCAATGTAAAAGACATCCTTAGAGTCAGACTGTAGTGCCTTAATTAACAAAATCCAAGCAGCCAGCCTAGACTTACCAAATCTTCTACCTGCAGCAACTACCTTAAACCGAGCCTCAGAATTAAATATGTTTAATTGAGCAGGATGTAACTCAACATTAAGTTCTGCCATCAGCTACCACCTCAGCAATAACCTCATCATCAGACTTAACATCAGGATTCTTAAGTTTCTTACCCTTAGCCATTTCAGATATTTGGTCAGTAGTTCCAACATTAATAACTAAACCACCATCATCTCTAGTGTGTTTAATTTCTACCGCCTTCTGCGGAGGAACAATCCTATCCATACACATTTTAAGACAATGAACATCACCTTTTAATGCTTTATCTATGACTACCTCAACTATCTCTTCTCCTCTAGAGCTTAAGAGTTCTCTAGCTAATTGAGTATATTTATTGACACTTCCTTTAGGTCTGCCATTGGGATTTCCAGACTTACCTTTTTTAAACAAATGAGGAAGATTAGCGTTGTTAGCTCTACCATCCATTTAGTTATCTCCTTAATGAGGCTAAATTACTTAAGTTTACTTAAGTTTATCAGTAGTATCTTTAGTAGGAGGTCTTATTAGTGGTAGGAGGCTGAGTCGGCCCCTAAGGTGTCGTCCCTGTCTGCTAATTTTTTCTCCTGTTTGCAGATGTTTCTGATGTTTTACTTAAGTAGTCGCTGTCGAGTCTACCTGATGAATTAACTTTTGTCTAGTATTTTCTTTACTTTTTGTTAAAAACAGTTTTAAGAGGTCTCAAATCCTCTCTCGTCTGCTAGTGATTGTTTATTTTAGCACGGGTATCACAAATAGGCTCCCCCTGGGCTTTTATGACTCAGGAAATACTCCATTTCAGGCTGTTAGTTGTCTGCTGGTGTCTCAGATTACAAATAAATGTCAGCGTGATTCACAATCATTCGTAT